CATTGATATAATGTGTCTCCATATACGTGAATAGAATTCACAATATGTAACCACAATGAATAACGGATTTTCGCATCTTTTTCGTTGTAGTTCTTGTCATATTGCTTATAAAAGTTTTCAATAATTTCATAGACTAACCATAACACTTGTGTATTAAGAGAGCCATCATAATTACTAAAATCTCCTGCAAGCACACGCTTCCCTTTCATAGAAATTTGTCTTACTATTTGATCCCAATCCTCATTATAAGGATTAGTACCAACAGCAATACCATTTTTATTTCTATTGTGCATAATAAATGCCGCAAATCCTAAATAATATTTACGAAATAGCACTACGAAATGCATAGGGCATGCTGAAAACATGCGCGTTTTACCTTCATCAACTTTTTTGATCGGTCTACGCTCATCTTTCATTGTGTCCGCACAAACAACACCAGTAATGATTCCTTTTTCACAATTTTCTTCTAATTCTTGTACAATATTTCTCAATTGTAAAGCTGAAGACGATGTAAAATCGAAAGTTTCACCATTACCCATCCATTGTTGTTTGCCTGGTTTATTATTTTTATATTTAATGTCACTATTAAATGGATAGCCAGGAGATGTTGATCTACATACTGCGGACATATATAAATCTTCAGTACCCATAATTGATTCTTCATATGTTAATACTCGAGCATATGTGCCATATCCTACATGTTTATGATCAATAAATAATTTATGTTGAACATAGTTTCGAGCCATTTTGCAAAAATTTGAATCAATTAAAGGTGTAATACCACCACATTTTTCTAACCCTTTATAAGCCGGATCTATTAAAACACCATCTTTCTCAAAAGGTTTTAAATGCGCTGGTTTCGTAATAGGTTCACTAATCTCTCCATATATCAAAGATGGTTTTAAAACAGACCTAGAAGCTTGATATAATGGAACTTTAAGTGTTCCTATTTCATTAAATACTCCTTCAGGAAGAGTAACATTGTCATCTTTTAATATACTTTCATCAATATGTAAATAACAATGAACTCTATGAGTATCGTCTACCTTTCTGCTTAACTCATCAATGTGTTGCTGTAATAATTCTTGATAAAGTTTAGCAGAATAACCCTCTCCAGATGAACCGCTTATATGAATACCTACAATTTTACGTGTTAAAGAATTTGACTTAATAATTAATGGTCCACCACAATCTCCTTTCATAGTATCACCATTATAAAGATAGCCAACTCGATGTATATATGATTCATTTTCTACACTAATGCGTAATTCTTGTTCATAATTATGTACATCATAAAGTGATTTTATCACTTTGGCTACTTGTCCATTATCATTATGATAAGATAAAAGAAGACCTTGCATGTTACCTCTTAAACGACCTAATTCATTCTTCTCTATAAAATGTTTAAGAATAGATCTATGTAATACACTATTTCCTTGTGTTGATATATTGAAAATAATCGCATCCATTTCATGTTCTCCATATTTTATTTGTATAGCACGATTAAGACTACCGTCTGAATTAACTAATTCACGTAATTCAAAAGATAGCATATTATTATATACTTTCTCAGCATAATTAATACGTGAAAGATTCAATTTAGTAGATAAAGGTGCTTTACGTAACAATAAATATTTTACAAAATGATAAGGAATAAGATAATTATGTCCTTGTAATGCAATAGCATTACCAAGAATAACATCCTTACCATTATCATTAACATATGTTATACTATACAAATTATTTTTCATGATAGTAAAAGCAGTTTCAACAGCATTAACATCTATAGATCCTTCACTTTCATGAAAAGCACCTGCTTCAATTCTGTGTTTAACTAGTTTTTTATCTTTACCATTAGATGGTGATTGCATAACTTCAATAATATGTTTTTGTAAATTTTTTGTTTTTCCACTAGATGGAGATTGCATTGCTTCATTAATATGGAATGGAATATTTTTAGTATCATTAAGAATATTTTCATGTTCATCAGGATTTGCCATCAATAAGTTAGTTTTCCAATAACTCATACGTTCATTAAAAGACAAATTTTTTTGTTGACTAATCCATTTTGA